TATCTTGCGATTCACCAGGACTAAACATCAGTGATTCTCTTGAGAGATCAGCACGACCCTCTACAATAATATTGTGAGGAGGTAACATACCATTAACGAAATGGATAGTGTCACCTGCATCAATTGTAACATCAGATGGATCAAAAATCAAGTTACCATTTGACCCCATGGTGATATCCAATGCAAAAGCAGTTTTAGGTAGAAAAATTATAAATGCTGCAATTGTAGCAAGAATAACTATACGAATTAATTTCATTGGATGTACCTCTCTATAACTTCTAGTTGATCATGATAATGTGCCATTTGACCTAGTTCTCTTTCAATGGCTTCCATCACATCTGGATGTTCACCTATCCCAACAGGATTGTTGAGATAAACTTCTACATTAATTTTGTGCTTAGCAATCTGACCCTTAGCATGTTGGATCAGCGCAGCAATCATTTTTTCTCTAATTGGATTCATACTAACGTTCCGTGTTGTCTTCTAATTTCTCTTAATTGTTCAAAGTCTTTTTGCTTGGTTCCTCCATCATATTCCCAAGCATATCCCTCTGTGATCATTTGTTCATTGAGGGACAATTCTGCGTCCCCAATGTATAACCAGCCAAGAAGACGCCCATATTTCCCAACGCCACCAACAAGTTCAGTCCTAACAGACAACTCATCGTCACCAGATATGGCACCTTCCAGTTTTTCTTTGAGCCAGTAGGTTGCATCGATTCCAAGTTCCTTCTCCTCTAAATCTCTGGTGCGCTTCTCAGGCGTATCCACACCTGCAACTCTGACTCGCTCCTTCTTATAGAGATCAAATCCAAGATCGATTGTAACGTCGATGGTGTCACCATCAACCACTCGGTTTATCTCAACTACGCGAAAGTTGTAACACGACTTCCGACTGGGTGGAACCATTGCGCCCATGATTGATCTCCTTTGATTCTACTGCTGTTGCTATTCCGATAATTGTGATTGCTGCTGATATGACAGCACCAGCACTCCATACCCACTTCTCAAGTTTACGAATTCTCTCACGAAGTTTTTCTAGTTCTTCGTTTGTATCATCAACACGTTTATGAACCATTTCGATGCGACGAATAGAATTTTCTAGAGTGCTGTCCATTACAGCAATCTTTGTATCCTGCTCTGCATCTTTATTCGTAAGGTCACTCATCTTTCAATTCATCGAAAGCCATACGAATTATATAGACGATATAATACGTAACACCAGCAAGAAGTATGATTAAGGAAATAATCACACTCCATACCGGATCAGCAACATTATCAAGTGGTCTAAGAATGAGGTTCATTACTAAATGGTTCCCAGTGTTCCCATCCATACTTATGCACCAAGTGCATGCCTATAATTGGAACAACAATTAATATGAGACTTAAAAAACCAAGTCCGTATGGATTGTTAAGTGTGGCAGCAGCAAAGTGTGATGCCTTATGTGCTAGGTCTACCATTACTCCTCACAATCTTTCATCATTGTTGCAACTTCTCCACCAATATCAGCACCAGTATCCTGACCCAACATGACTGCCCAACCAGATATCAACCAACCAACATATGGAATACTTGTGAAGATAGGAGCAATACCTGCACCAACACTAGCACCTACCATTCTTCCTGTTGATTCTCCAGCGCCCTCCGCTTTGATACATTCCAGGTTTTGAGCAGTCAACTTTCCCACTTCACCACCCTGGAGATGTCTTGCTCCGTCCATTGTATATTCTTCTTCGGTAATTAAATTCGTGGTTCCACCGATACCAAAGAACCCATTCTTTTTATCCAATGACTTTCTAACACCCATAACTTTAGGGTCATTAGCGTTATATCTTATGCTGTAACCATCCGTGTCTGCGTCTACACTATATGATGTGTAGTCACCCACAGGCAAGTTGATAATTGGAATATCTTTTTTATTAATAAGGTGTCCCAATATGCCAAGATGAGCGACACCGAACAGTGTTCCTACTGTCAGTGCCGCCCACTTAAATGGAGATTTTTTGTTAATCATAACTTACATCTTGTAAGGTTCTTCTTTTTTCTCAACCTTTAAGGTTACAGGTGCTTGCTCAATACGAAGAGTTTGATGAGGTGCAGTTTGTGCTGCTTTCTCAATCAATTTTTCCATCTGTTCTTTGGTGATACTAGCACCACCACCGCCACCATTGGCACCATTCTTCTTGGCAGTCTGGACGCCGAACGAAGCTAAAACCCCTGTGAAGACGCTGGCGATGAAGGTTGGATCAAGTTTCTGTTCAGGAATTCCGAGTGCAGGAGGTAGTTTGATGTATGCCAGAGTGAGAATTGAACCAGACCACACAAGGATACCAAGACGGACAAAGGTAGAAAGAATAGCAAGTTGTTCTTCCTTGTCATCTGTTGCCTCCTTAATTTTACCAAGAATACCTTTCTTTTTAGGTTGTTCTTTTTTGATCTCCTCTGGCATGTGTTGAAAGCATCGTTCCTTTATTTATGGATTTAGGTTTTCAACTGTAATGTTTGTATGCCGTATTGAATTGTATCTTTTACAGAGAACTTCGCTTGCTTCGTGTTCCCATCTATGATATGCATTTTTTAAATGATGGACATATTCAGTACCACCGAGACCGACCATTTCATCGGCAACGATTGACTTTATTAATACATCCCTGGTTAAAGATGCCATATGTAAATACTTGGTTTCCAACAACAAACTTAGGTTATAAGACTGTAGAGTTATCAATCAGTTTGTCTTGGGTGATTTAGTCCTATCTGCTTCTGGACTTGATATTATTTAGCAATGTAACCGTTTTCAACTAACCATTCACGAGTCATAGGAGTCGGATCATAGTCAGTCCACATTGTGCCATTGGCACAAGATTTCAATGCTTTCATTGTCATTCCCTCAGTCAATCCAGCCCACTTCGCTTCACTCTCCCATGGCACTGCTGACTCCGGATAAGTATTCTCTACCATGTCACGCCATACTGGAGGAACACTCTCCTCAGGTAAGATAATAGCAATGAAACTATTATCAATAGTTCCTGCCATACAATCCTGTGCTGCATGCCACCCCTCATGCCTCATCACAGTCATCAATGTATGAGGACGATTCATGAATGCTTTGTTAAGATAGAAATTATTACTAACTGTATGATAGACCCCACGATGACCAATGGGGAAATACTTTTGGTCTGCCAGATATACTTTCACACCCATTTGATTCAAGAGCATCAACATGTTGTGAAACTCGGTAGTCACGTTAGTGAAGTCTTCCCAGTTATCATACTCCTTAGAGATATCCAACATTGAGAAAACTTCTTTCACATCTTCCGTGCATTCTTGAAGCATCATACATCCCATAGAATGCATAGTGAAGTATTCGTTATCTTTGAGGGGGTCGGAATGGACAGGTAGGGCAACCGCTACAGCAGCAACCAGGGATGCAATAATGTTTTTCATTTGTAGTAAGCTTCGTAATATTTAACGACCCCAAAAGATGTTTTGTGTCCTTGGGATATCCAATCATGAGCGCATTCATAGATTGACTTTGCGGAATATTTAGGTTCCGTTCCTTTTAATTGATGCCCATACTTATGGAGCAAAATTTTCAACACTTCTTGTCTCAATTTAGTATTGAAATCATTGTAGCGCCAATCATCATAACTCATTGGTGAACATTCTCCGAACCGCCTTGAAAGTTTTCAGACCCTCCAATGGGATCAAGTTGAATGGTCGTAGAACCACTTCTAGTAGCGATATCATACATCACTTCATGGATGTTCTCAGGTTCTGAACTTGGAGGTTCATATGTAACTTGTTCTCCAGTGATCGGATCCACAGTAAAAGATTCACCTGTGATGATATCAACATTCTCATTATAAGGTTTGGCAAACCAATCGTCAACTATATTGTCAAAATATTCATCTACAGGTCTTGAGGAAAATGCCTCAAGATCACTATGACCCCAAGGTGGCATATTATCAATCTCTTTACAGTCAACTACATCTTCATCAATTTCACAAACTACTTCATTTTGTCTGAATGGTTTGAAGATGTCTCTAATTGCTCGTATCCTAATCATGTTTGCCAGTAATAGTGATAGAAGTTTCCTCTAGTATCGCACATCGGGTCATGAGATGCAACTCTATATCTCAGCATACTCTGACCTTTGAAGTCAGTTCGATCTCCAATAATACTATATGCATTCATAAGGTTATCGTTGTTTCTCAAACGAGCGATAACTGATTGTTTGGCAGCAGGTCTCCTGTAGAGAAAACCTTCATACTGTCCAGGAGCATATACTACATTAGCAACACTGTTAGGATACTTGGGAGACCTGACTCTATTTAAGATGGATACCGCAACGCAGTATTCATCTTTAGTTCCAGGGGCCGCTTCCACCTGCACTGCTCGTGCTAGATGGTCATAATCCATGGGTGTTAAAGAAAGAATAAGTTCAAGCATAGTTCTGTTTTAATAGTTCAATTTCAGATTCCAATTGTTCGAGACGTTGTTTCAATTCTATGATCATATCATAGAGACTGTCGCATTGTGCTGGATCTTTATAGTCTCTTACCATTAATAATCAATCCCTTATAAAAGATTTACAAGTGTCTGGATTTTCTCTACAAAATTGCCGGACATACCCGTGCACATCTACCTTCATAGAATGATGGGTATGTTCATGTAGCACTCCGATGAAAATCAACATACCTATCATCATAATATTAAAATGTGTCACTGGGTGTAGAAATATCTGTTTCAGATAATTCAGCATTAAAAAGGGGTGCCGTCGCACCCCAAATATAACACCTAGATGTCAGATTGTCAATATGTGCTTCAGAAGTTGTACTTCACACCCAGCTTACCACCGTAACCGTTGTTGTCGGTGTCGTCAGCAGTCAGGAATGACAGCTCACCATAGACTCCCAGTTGATCAGTCACGGGAACGCCAAGACCGGCCTTACCAGAGAACTGGGTGTCGCTGTCGGCACCGTCAGGAGCGACCAGAGCAGGACCTGCCTGGACATAGTAAGAAGCTGCACCCAGATCGCCTTCGTAACCAACGTGAAGGTCGGTGACGGCTCCGGTGTAGTCCTCGCCTACCCAACCAGCATTGGTTTCTACGTTGACGTAGGGACCTGCAAGGGCAGCGCCTGCGGAAAGAGCGGTTGCAGACAGTGCTGCGAATACAGATTTGAACATTTG